AAAGGATTAAATATACCTGTTCTATCTACAGGCATGTATGCCTGAACCAATTGTCCTGGCGCTATTATAGGAGGATTTATATTTAAATCATCCAATTCAAAAATATCAGGTCTAAAATATTTAACTTTATTCATAACAAAATTTATCTATTTATTACTAAGTCAACCAACAATTATATGTAAACAAATCATTTCTCTTTCAACATTTTCTGCAACTCAGCAGTGCTCCCTACGAACAATGCATTGGTAACACTCTTAGGTGCGTTACTTGGAACTTCTTTTAGTCTTTTCATTTTCTCTTGAAGATCACCAAGTTTTTCTGTTATCTCTGCAACTTGTTTAATTAAGTTGCCTGCAACCTCATACGCTCTTGGTGCATCGCTTTCTCTGGCCAATTCAAGAATGCCTTCAATTGCGTCAGAACCTCGCTCAACCAAGCTATAAAGGTTTTGTCGTTGGTATGCATAATCATTTTCTATGTCTGCTTCTTTACTGTTATTTACTTGTATTGTTTTTGTTTTTGTTTCAATCGGAGGATTAAATTCAATTTCTTGAACTACACCTAATGCTCTATCAATTTCATTGCTCATGACGTTAATTTATCTTCACCCGTAACAACATCTTTAACTTTTGAGTCTTGAAAGAATGATGTTGTTTCGTTAAATCCAAAATCATCATCAGCATCAGAACTAGTTGGATCTGGCGTAACAGTATATCTCTGCTCTCTTGCTGGAGTATTTGCTGGAAGATCAGTATATTGATCTACAACGGCAGTCTTAATAACACCAGAATCAGTTACCGGACCATACAAATAAAATTTAGTTGTAAAAGACAACGTATAAATTATAGCTCTTCTCGTTTCAAAATCACCTTCATAATTATCCTCATACGATATGTCATTCAATATAATTGGTATATCTCTCTTAATACCCATATCTGCCATATCATTAAATGTTAAAGTATAATCAGGTTGAAAATAAGGAAGAATTTGTTCAACAATTTGCAAGGCATCATCAGAATTTTTTGCCATTATATAAAGTTCAATTGAAAGATTATATGGGACTGGCATAAATTGTGTATCAAGTTTAGAAGAATTCCCTGTTTTTGTTTTCTTAAACTTTTGTATACGATTCAATTTTCTAGCAGAATCATAAGTTAGGTTTTTAATTTCAAATCCAATACGTGGAAGTGTAATTGCAACTTGTTTTGTCAAGTCTGGATCTTCTTTAAGCCTAACCAAAAATTTCTGTCGTGGTCCATATGCTAAGGGAACCTTCATAGATTGTTGTATAACACCATCATTATCTTTACGAACTAATTGTATATTATTAAATACAGTTCCAAAAGCAACAATAACTTTTCTAATTGTTTCATGGTAAAATTGACTTCCTAACATTACGGATTGCTCCTATTATTCTTCATATTACTATTTATGCACCCGCAGTATGACAAGTTTTTAATGTAGTGCCACCAGAGTTTTTAATCAACAGAGTTGACAGTGTTTTAAGTTCTGCTGAACCAATCGCATCATTTGCCATTTTTGCTTCTGTCACTTGGTCGTCGGCAATGTGGGCAGTATCGATACTACCAGCAGCATAATGCTCAGAGTCAATAGCATCATCAGCGATATGTGCGTTATCAATAGAACCATCTGTATAGTGTTCTGAATCAATAGCATCATCAGCAATCTTAGTTGCATCAATAATATCAGCAGAAAGATGCGCTCTATCAATACTACCGTCTATATATTCATCACTGTCGATGGAGTTTGCTGGCATAACTGGTATCTGACTGAATGTTACAACACCGTTAGAAGCAATCGCAATGGCATCCAAGTCACTGGCAGAACCAATTGTACCACCATCCTTGATAATCAAGTCACCAGCAACAGTAAAGTCACCGACTGAACTTAGCGTTGCCTTCGCAGTTGCACTAGAAGCAGCAGTTTCAGATACGCCAGTTGTAAATACCAGTTTAGTAGCATTTGCACTTGCAGTGAATGCTCCTTCAGCAATAGCGTGAATACCCGCAGCTACCGTAGAACCATCTGTTCCACCAGAGTCACCAGCGGCAAACTCAAGAGAAGCAATCACTTCATTTGCTACAAGCGCATCTTCTTCAGATTTCAACTGTAGTACCATTGGTAGATTATCACCAGTACCAACATGTGTTGCCGTAAGACCAACATTATGAACATGTTTAAGTGTAACATCAGAGTTTACACCAAAGGCAATTTGGGCAGCATCACTTATCAGAATAATGTCATCACCAATTACTGCATCCAAGACTACTGACAAACCACCATCAGTTTGCAATGAACCATCTGTTGTACTTGTAGCAGCGGTACTGTCGTCAGTTTTGATAATACCACTAGCAGTTATGGCCGCGGTTGTTGTCGCACCAGCAACATCAACAACACCAGAGAAGTCACCTGTTGCTGCGTCGATCTCACCACTGATGGTCAGATTTCGTATTCCTGTATAATCTTTGTTTGAATCTAGAATGACTGCTTTAGAAGCTACTGCCGTACCTACTGCGGTTGAACCAATATCAAGAGCATTAAGTTCTCCAACCACAGCAGTAATACCGTCCAATGCATTTAATTCAGCAGCAGTTGAGCTTACAGCAGTTGAGTTGAGAACTAATTTACCATCACCAACAATAATTTTATCACCGAATGTAGCAGAACCAGCATCACTACCATCAATCGTTAAGAAGAGTGTATCAGAACCACCATCTGTTCCCTTGAATATAATATCGCTATCGTTATCAGCGGCATCAAGAGTAATGTTACCACTACTTGTTGTTAAGAGAATTGCTGCATCACCAATAGAAATGTCATCAGCAGCAGCACTACTACCAATATAAGTTTTGATCCTTGCCGCAGTAGTTTTTCTATTCGCACCACCAGCTCCATCATCAACAATAAACAAGTCAGCATCAACGATAGCAGCACCGATATCGGTTGCACCATCAATATCAAGATCAGCAACAGCGATAGACCCATCAGGGAATACTGGAGCTTGACTAAAGGTTACCACACCATCAGAAGCAATCGCAATCGCATCTGCATCTGAAGCAGAACCAATCGTTCCAGCATCAGCAATTGTAATGCCCCCACTGTGAATGTCTCTACCAGTAAATGTAGCAACTCCAACCTGTGCAAGTGTTCCACTAATCTCTACGTTACCATTGATATCAATCAAAGTTGAAGTTAAGTCTATTTCATCGTCTGCAGCGATTGACAAATCACCGTCAGCAGTTGAACTGATATGAATAGCAGTGTCACGGAATATTATCTTTTTATTTGTAGCCATTGTTATGGCATCTGCTTGTGCAAGTGTTCCACTAATATCAACATTACCATTGATATCAATCAGGGTTGAGTTAAGTTCTATCTCATCATCAGCATTAATGTCTAGATCACCATCAGCGGGTGAACCAATACTAATAGCAGAGTCCCGAAAACGAAGTTGCATTGCGGCATTAATCATTATCCCTGCATCAGCAACGTGAGTTACAGTAACATCTTTATCTGCACCAAAAGTTAATACAGCAGCGTCACTCAGTAAGAATAAGTCATCACCAATCACAGCATCCAAGACTACTGACAAACCACCATCAGTTTGCAATGAACCATCTGTTGTACTTGTAGCAGCAGTACTGTCGTCCGTTTTGATAATTCCACTTGCAGTTATGGCCGCGGTTGTTGTCGCACCAGCAATATCAACAGCACCAGAATAGTCACCCGTTGCTGCGTCGATCTCACCTGATATGGTTAAGTTTCTTATACCTGTATAATCTTTACTGGAGTCTAGAATAACTGCCTTACTAGCAATAGCAGTACCAACAGCGGTACTACCTAAATCTAGGGCATTAATTTCACCGACTACAACAGTTGCGCCATCAAGTTTATTAAGTTCTTCTGGTGTGGATGTGATTGCAGTGGTTGTGACTGCGGCCAGCAACGGAATAAAACCACTCTGGTTAAGCAATCTCTGTGTTCGGTCAGCAGTCGGGTCGATAATCGTAAGAGTTGTTTCGTGATCATCAGCAGTTGCACCTTCAAATATAACTGCATTCTCTGCGTTCATAGTCACAGTATCAACTTGAGTAGTTGTTCCTGCTACAACAAGATTTGGAACAAGTAATGTTCCTGTGCTTGGGTTGTAACGCAATGCACCTGTGTCGTCCAACAGAGCATTTGACTCATTGTTGAAGACTACGGGAAAGTTTGTGTTTGCAGTGCTATCGGAGACTGTAGCAGTAGTAGCAAGTGTAGCTAGTGCTACCGCAATATTTGCAGAACCATTAAACGAGGTTCCACCGATAGTTCTAGCAGTAGCAAGTGTAGTTGCTGTATCAGCATTACCCGTAACATCGCCGGTAACATCACCAGTTAATGTACCAACAAATCCTGTAGCAGTAATTTTAC